TTTAGAGAAGATGATTTTTGGAAAGATCAATCTGAATACACAGAATATAATTTAGATTATTTAGAAAAAGAATGTGGTTTAGATTTACCAGAAGATATGAAAACAAAAACATGGATGCATGTATTAAATAGAAACTTTATACCAAGTCGTAAATTATATTTTGTTAGTTTATTAAAAAGATATGGACAGAAAACATTAGATCAATCTCCTAAAATTATTATAGATACCATACACTCGGTAAAGGGAGATGAAGCAGATAATGTGCTGTTATTTAATAAATGCGATTATGCTTCAGATTATAACCGTAAAAACAAACAAGAACGTATTGATGAGAATAGAGTAATGTATACAGCTATTACTAGAGCCGTAGATAGTGTACATATTCTATATGCCAAAGATCGTTATTATTACCCTATTGGGAAACATTATTTAACTTATCAACAGGAGAAAATATACCATGACCGATCCAAACATGTTTAAAGAAGTATTTCCGTCTTTACGGCAAGAGGGAGGAAATCATTATAAAAAACATAAAATACAACCTTATGAATTTATTACAGCCAACGAATTATCTTTCTTTCAAGGCAACGTTATTAAATATGTAGTGCGTTATAAAGATAAGAATGGAATAGAAGACCTTAAAAAAATTATTCACTATTGTGAATTAGAAATAGAACAATTAAAAAAATAATGAAAGATTCGGCAAAAGGTAAAATTGCAGAATTATATGTAGTTAATTACTTTATGGAAAGAGGTTTTTATGTTGCTTTTTCTTTAGATCCACAATGTCCTTTTGATTTAGTGGTTACGGATAAACAAGGTAACTCTAGATTAATTGATGTAAAAAATTTAAAGGTACGTAGAAGTAATTCAAGTCATTGTAAAATAGGAGATAGAATAGGTAGAGGGACAACAAAAAAACAAAAAGAAATGGGGATAGAATTATTTGAAATAGATATTTTTCCTTGTAAAAACAATTATAAAGTGTATAACAAACAAATCAAATGACTGGATTACAATTATCAATGACGTTTAAAAAGACTATATGGTCTACTCCCTCGGAGTATAAAGACTTATCAGGATATTCCGAAATAGCCATTGACTTAGAAACAAGAGATGATGCTATTACCAATAAATTAGGTGCTGGTTGGGCTACAGGACAAGGAGAAGTGATTGGTTTTGCTGTAGCAGTAGAAGGTTGGCAAGCTTATTATCCTTTTAATCATTTTGGGGGTGGAAACATGATACCTGAACAAGTGGTTAAATATATGCATGATGTTTGTGCATTACCCGCTACGAAAATATTTCATAATGCTCAATACGATGTAGGTTGGTTAAGACGCATGGGTATTACTATTAATGGAGAAATTATAGATACGATGATTGCGGCGGCAATTATAGATGAAAATAGATGGTCATATTCATTAAACAATGTGGCACGAGATTATTTAGGCGAGATTAAAGCTGAAACCGATTTAGTGGAAGCGGCAAAAGATCATGGGGTGGATCCAAAAGCAGAAATGTGGAAACTACCTAGTGAGCATGTTGGTTTTTACGCGGAACAAGATGCACGGCTCACGTACCTTTTGTGGCAACGATTTAAACATGAAATTAAAACACAAAGTTTAGAAACAGTGTGGGACTTAGAATGTAAACTTCTTCCTAATTTAATTAAGATGAGAGAAAGAGGAATTAGAGTTGATGTAGAGAAAGCAGAATTATTAAAAAATGATTTTATTAATCAAGAGAAAACAAAGCTATTAGAAATAAAACAATTAATAGGGACGGATATAGATATTTGGGCGGCAAGACAGATAGGACATGCCTTTGATAAATTAAAGATACCTTATCCAAGAACTGAAAAAACAGGTGAGCCATCATTTACTCAAAATTGGTTGCATAACTCTGAGCATAGAATATCTAAGTTAATTGTACAAGCCCGCGAAATCAACAAGTTTCATAATACATTTTTGCAAGGCATATTAAAGTATGAACATAAAGGAAGAGTACATGCTGAAATCAATCAATTAAGATCAGATAATGGAGGTACTGTTTCTGGAAGATTAAGTATGTCTAACCCTAACTTACAACAACTACCTGCTAGAAATAAAGAATTTGGGCCCAAAATAAGAGGTTTATTCTTACCCGAAGAAGATCACAAATGGGGTTCTTTTGACTATTCGCAACAAGAACCACGAATGGTAGTACATTACGCTGCTTCTATTGGAGATGGTTATGAGGGTTCACAAGAATTAGTTGCTGCTTATGAAAATGCTTCTGCAGACTTTCATCAAACCGTTGCAGATCTTTGCGGTATTGAAAGAACACAAGCTAAGACGATTGGTTTAGGTTTAATGTATGGTATGGGAAAAAATAAGTTGGCCGCAAGTTTAGGTTTATCTAAAGAAGATGCCGATGTATTGATTTCTAAGTACAATAGAAAAGTACCTTTTGTAAAAATGTTATCTGACCGTTGTATGAAAAAAGCAAATGATGATGGTGTGATTAGAACAAAAAAAGGAAGAAAGTGTCGTTTTGATAAATGGGAAACAAAAGATTGGGGATTACATATGGCTGATACAGAAGAAAATATTAGAGCCAAGTATGGAAAAGATAATATGAAACGTGCGTATACTTACAAAGCATTAAATCGTTTAATTCAAGGATCCGCCGCAGACCAAACCAAACAAGCGATTGTTTCTTGCGCAGAAGCTGGTTATTTACCGATATTGCAAATACATGATGAATTGTGCTTTAATATAAAAACAGAAGAACAGGCAAAAGAAATAAAAAGCATTATGGAAAATTGCATGGAATTTAAAGTACCTAGTGTAGTAGATGTATCTATAGGAGATGACTTTGGACAAGCTTCATAAAAATCAAGTTGCTGGTTTTGGTACTGTTATTTGGCCTTGGTACAGAATAATTAAAGAACGATTACAATTAATTAAATTTGATGACATTAAAATTATTCATGGCGTACATAATGATTTTAAACAAACTATAAGAGAAGATATAAAACAAAACGGATTACTTTGTCCCTTGGTAGTAGATAAAGATTTACAATTAAGAAATGGTAACCACAGATTTAAAGTCATTCGTAAACATGGCGATGCTTCTATTTTTTATAAAGCACAATCCGATGAAGAAGTAAATTTTCTATCTAGATTGAATGTAAAGGTTTGGGAACTACATCCTAATGTAAGTGATTTAGGTTTTTGCTTTGAAGGAAAAATGAAAAAATATACAGATAAATGTCTTCACCTATTTTCAGATGCAAATCGTGTGGCTCGGTAGCCCACGTAGTAGAAAATAATACAAATTATTATTGTGCGCCTTGCCTAATAAAAAGGGACAAGATTCCTCCACTGGAAACACCAGATATTAACAAGAAAAAAAATTCTCAGTCCTTTAAGTAGATATTTCTAATTCTTCTACTGGACTTTTCATAATTCTTTCAGCTTCTTTATGATATGCAGAAATCATTTTCTTTCTAATTTCTTTTATATCTTTTTCTATCTCCGTTAAACCAACAGTGTACCCATGCTCTAAATACTCTTGTGTCCACTTTGATTCTAATGAGATCTTATCAGCTAAAAGCTTTTGATCTATATTCATTAGATCTCCTCAAATGTAATAAAGATTTTCCTAGGTGTGTTTCCGCTTTCGCTCATCTCGTACTCACCTTTATTAAGTTTGTCTATAAAAGCAATTTTAGCGCTATCATCATCACTTGCATTTACGGCACAATCTATTTTTTTACCAGCACAGTGTGCGATAAAACGATATTGCTTCATATTTATATATTATAGGGTTAAAATTATTGTAAATCAAGCATTTTATTTAGTGTTATTACCTTGACAAGATGATAAATATTGATAATTAATCGTAATGGCGAAGATAAAAGACCCTGTAACTATTAGTGAGAAAGCCTTACAAAAGCTAATTAAAATGTGCCAAACCCAAAATTTAATCCATGCAAGTTATAAAGAGCAGATACAACAGCAAGGGTATCAAATTAACATGTTAGAAAAAAAGATTACTTTAATTGAAATATGTATCCAAAAGAAGAAGAAACAAGAACATTGAACGACTTTCACGAAACGTTAAAATTGTTAGCAAGTAAATTAAACAAAAGTGAATATTCTTTTGTTGCGGGAGTATTGTTTAGGTGTTTGATGGGTACAAAATTTGGTTACCACGACCATGATCAAAGAATTTTACAAGATATTCAAAGCATATGGATTA